CAAGCACGGCGCGCACGTGGTCGGCGAGCACGGCGTGGAGTACCTCTTCGTCGTCGACGGGCGGAAGGCGCAGGTCGTGGTGGGCAGCCACAGCGTCGTGAAGCCGCGGCACCGGGGCGGCCAGCTCTGGACCGACCACGAGGCCCGGGTGCTGCGCTACAAGCTCCGCGAGGTGTAGACACTCCCAGCGATGTAGACACCCTGTAGACACCCCAGGGGTGTCTACACCGGAACCCTGGAAACAACAGATCCTCCTGTAGCACCTGCACGGTGGGTGTGGATTGTTCGTCTGCACGGTCTGGGAACCGAAGATTCCGCACGTGTAGACATGTAGACACCCAAACAGCCTGAAAAGATAGGTCAGACGCTCAGGGGTTTCAGGGCTTTCCGGGTGTCTACATGTCTACAGCCGCCCTATAGGGCATCTGACCTGCGCAAACATGTAGACACCCTCGAGGTGTCTACAGGGGTGTCTACACGTCCGCGTGTCGCGTGTGGTCGTTGTGGCTCGAGGGCCTACTGTTCACCTGCATCGGCCCCCAAGCCCACCTACGAGGAGCACCATGAGCCAGGGCGAGAAGTCCCGCCTGTTCCAGGCGTTGAAGGCGGCAGGCGTCGACTTCACCAAGCACTACCGCGAGTACACGACGGCCGACCTGCAGGCGAAGTACAACGAGCTCGTCACCGCCGGCGTCATCCGTCACGAGCACATCGAGCCGCCGACCACCCCGCCGCCCCCGGACCTCAGCCGCGAGCCGCAGCCTGACCTCCCGGTCGCAGGCGAGGACATCGACCCGGAGGCCGCCGCCTTCTTCGGCGTCCAGGTGCAGCAGGCGCCGGTCCGTGAGCGCGACCCGAACACCTTCGCCGGTGAGCACCTGAACTCCAAGGACCTCGACGAGCCGATCCGCGTCGACGAGCAGGGCCGGACCTGGCTGCAGGAGGAAGTCCTCAAGCCCGCCACGCCACGCCCCCGCGGCCGCCGGGTGCTGCAGTACACCAACACCGGCACGGAGACGAAGACCGTCAAGCTCGACGACGGCACCATCGAGTCCTTCGAGGTGGCCGGCTCCGGCACCGCGCAGGCGCAGGTGAAGGTCACGCTGCCCTCCTACCAGGTCGGGATCTACCGCGACCCCCGGTTCCCGTTCAAGGTCTACACCTACAACGGCAACAATGGCTTCGACTTCTTCGAGGTCCAGGAGTTCTACGGCGGGCCCGAGCTGGTGCCCGCCGGCGTCAAGCGGAAGTACGTCGCCAACGTGCTGTGCTACGACATCGTCAGCACCGTCCGCGCCATCGAGGCAGAGGCCAGGAACCTGGCCCTGCAGGGAAGGATCCAGCTGTGACCGACCAGACCCCCGAGATCGAGTTCTCCGAGCAGGACGAGAAGGATCTCGCCGTGCTGCTCAAGGACGCCGGTGACGCGACCTACCACCCCGTGCTCCGGGTGTGGCGGGAGATCCTGTCGGAGAACAACCGCAGGCACGGCGCCCGCATCACCATCCCCTGGGCCACCGCGATCTGCGGGAAGTACCAGGGCATGACGTTCGCGCTGATGCCGTCGTTCGTCTCGAAGTACTTCGAGCTCATGGCCCGGCTGGTGGAGGTGCTCGACTTCGAGATCGACTCCGACGACGAGTGCCTCAACCAGCACACCGTCGACGACGACCTCGAGCACAACCGGGTGCACTACCTCAACCTGCTGACCGGCTGGCAGAAGGCGCTCGTCGTCTACGAGTTCGACTGGGACTGCCTGGCCGAGGACGCGCCGGCGCACATCGCTGCGCTGGGCGAGATCTCCAACTTCTTCTTCGGCGAGGTCGGGCTCACCGGCCACCTCGGTGCGATCTCCTTCGACTTCACCGAGGCCGACCAGGCGGACCTGGCCACCGAGCTGCAGGAGCTCCAGGCGGCCCTGATCCAGGAGGCTGAGGGTGAGTGAGCAGATCAGCGAGCCGGGTGCGGCGAGTGCCTTCGGTGACCTGGCTGCGTTCTCGCAGCTCATGGACGCGCTGGCGCCAGAGTCGGGCGACGAGGCGGCTGGTGCGGCAGCTGGAGCGGACGCAGCAGCAGCTGGGGCTGCTGGCGCAGAGGGAGGCGCACCTGCAGGTGGCGCTCCAGCTGCAGGGGCTGACGGAGTCGGCACAGCTGCTCCGGGCACAGGAACTGCTGGCGGACCTGTCGACACCGGAGCAGCCGCCCCCACCCCCGGAGCCCCCGTCGCCGGAGACGGTGGTGACGATTCCGGCGCCGCCGCTGGATCTACCGGTGATGCACCGGCCGGAACCGGAGGAGGAGCTGGAGCCGATGCTCCCGGCGGAGGATCAGCTGTTCCAGCGACTTGGGTCACCGAGCACGCTGCCGTCGTTCCGCAGCTCGGAGAGCTGAGCACGAAGCTCGAGGAGAACATCTCCAAGGGCTTCATCGACCAGGCGATGGCCGCTGCCCGCGAGGAGCACACGCAGTACTTCGAGGCGATCGAGAAGCACCCGCGTCTCCTGGTCGGCCAGCAGGTCCCGCGCATCGACGGCAAGGAGGGCTTCGAGGTTCTCCGCGACACCAACGACGCGCGCGAGTGGCAGGAGGCCGTGAAGGGCCTGCTCGCCGACGACGTCCGGGACCGAGCCGGCCGGGCGATGGACGAGAACTCCGGCTACCTCGAGACGGTGCACGCCAGCGTGCAGCTCTTCCAGAACAACGTCGACCTGGTGCCGTTCACCAAGGGCTTCGACAAGGACCTGGCCGAGCGGTTCGCCACCCTGGCCAAGCCGTACGAGCTCCGCGACGACAAGGGCAAGCTGAACGGCTACTCCATCCCGGTGCAGCCGATCATCGACCAGCTCCGCACGCAGCTCACCGCGGAGCGGGCGGCCAAGCCCGCTGCGCCTGCCACACCGGCTGCACCTGCCACACCTGCGGCTCCGGCGGCGCCGGCCGCCGAGCCTCCGCAGGCTGGGATCACCAGCAAGGCAGGATCGTCCAGTGAGACCGAGGACTTCTCGACTCTCTTCGGCACCCTCGGGCTGCCGAACTTCACCATCTGAGGAGACATCGTGGCATCCAGCGACAACAGCTTCACCGACAACCTGAGCGCGGTGGACCGGATCTACAAGACCCATTCCGGCCTCGACGAGGACCTCGGTCACATCGACGTCGAGAACGACGCGCGGCCCGGCGCCGACGAGGACGGCTTCGGCGGCGACGCCCCCGACCCGGAGACTGACCCCGAGGACCTGACGGAGGAGGAGCTCGAGGAGCTCACCGACCCCGACGGTGAGGAGGACGAGCAGTGATGGACAGCCGCGAGCTGACCAACATCCTCCTCATCCTCATCCTCATCGCGCTGCTCATCCCCGTCGTACGAGCGCGCTGATCTGAAAGGAGTAGGGCCGTGGCACGGTTCCCCGTTCACTACCGGCCACGGCCCTACCAGGCCGAGCTGCACACCATGTGGCGCACGAAGCGCTACGGGATCGCGGTGCTGCCCCGCCAGTCCGGCAAGGACGTCGCCGCCTCGATGGAGCAGTGCGACGCCCGGCTGCGGACCGCCAAGACCACCGGCGTCTACATCAGCCTGAACAACCCGATGATCCGGGACATCCTGTGGGACAAGACCTACATCGACCCGGCCACCCAGACCTACATCAAGGGCCTGCAGGACAACGTCCCCAAGGACCTGGTCGACTGGAAGAACACGGTCATGGAGGGCCGCTTCCGCAACGAGAGCCGGCTCAAGCTGCAGGGCTACTTCCAGTCCGGCTCGGACACCTCCGGTGTCGGCACCTCGTTCCAGGACTACACCATCACCGAGCTCGCGCTGTTCCACCGTGAGGACCCGATCCCCCGCCTCATCCCCATCCTCGACAACGAGCACGAGGAGAAGCGGCTGATGGTCGTCTCGACTCCTCGAGGCAAGCGGAAGAACCCGCTGTGGCAGCTGATGCAGTCGCTGCAGGACAACCCCCAGGCACAGGTCATCGTCCGCACCATCGACGACCTGAACGAGATCATGGGCCGCCACGGGCTGCCACCGGTGCGCACCAAGGAGCAGCTCGAGCTGACCCGCGAGGCGTACCGCAAGCGGTTCGGCAACGACCGGATGTTCGAGCAGGAGTACTACGTCTCCTTCGAGGAGATGGACGCGGCCGCCGTCTACGGCGAGGCGTACATGGTGATGGAGCGCGACAAGCGCATCCACGACTTCAACCTCAACCCCGGCCACCCGGTCTACGTGCAGTTCGACATCGGCGCCTCCGGCATGCACAGCGACGCCACGGCGTGGATCGTCTTCCAGTGGATCAACGGCCGGATGTTCGTCTACGACTGCGGAGAGGGCCACGGCAAGGCGGTCCCGGAGTACATCGACGTGCTCCGGGAGAAGCACTACTTCAACCAGATCGCCTGGGTGATCCTGCCCTGGGACGCCGAGCACCACGAGAAGGCGGTGAACACCACGCCGGCCGACATGGTCCGGCAGAAGTTCCCGAACACCGCGGTGCTGGCCAAGTCCAACAAGGTCTACAAGCTGCCCGGTGGGCGGCAGGGTGACTTCGACATCATCACCGACATCCAGCAGGCCAGGCTCAACATGTACAACCTGATCGTCCACAAGACGAACTGCCAGTGGATGCTCGAGTGCTTCGAGAACTACAAGTACGAGTTCAACAACAAGCTGCAGCAGTGGACCGACAAGCCGCTGCACGACAAGTTCAGCCACATGATGGACGCCTACCGCTACGCGGTGCAGGCGACCAAGGAGCTGGAGTTCTTCGGCGGTCAGTTCTTCGACGCGCCGCTGGTCGGGCAGTCCGCCTCGACCGATTACGTTCAGGACTGGACAGGAGTGTGGCGATGAGCAACCGACGACTGACCCCCGAGCAGAGGGCCCAGCGCGAGGCCCTGCCGCGGTGCCCGAAGTGCCGCAGCCGGGGCATCCAGACCAAGGCCTACCCGGACGCCCTGCTGCACATCTGCAAGGGCTGCCGGTTCCCCTGGCGTACCGCCGTGGAAGCACCGGAGACGGTCGCCACGCGGGTCAGGAGCGTCTTCCAGAAGGTGGTGGGGCATGGCTGAGATCACTGTCCGGGCCGCCCTGCAGGCGGTCGCTGACCACCCCGAGCTCGAGACCGACGTGCTCCTCGACGTCAAGGTCCACGAGCTCATCGCGCGTACGCTGTTCGACGTGGCCAACCGCCCCGACGAGCGCGTCCGCGGCAGCCTCTCCCGCGCCAACAAGGCACGGCGGATGCTGATGGACCGGCTCGTCGGCAAGCGCCGCCCCGGCACCGCGCCGGCGGCCAAGACCGAGGACGCCATCGAGTTCGAAGACCTCACGATGGGAGCACTGGGATGAGCGAGATCCTGATGAAGCTCGGCGTCTGGTTCGTCACCGGGATCCTCCTGGCCCTGCTGTTCGGGCCGCTCGGGTGGATCGTGGTCGACGCGATGCAGCACGGGGTGCAGCTGTGAGCGAGCCACACATGCTGGTGCCGATCGTCTTCGAGGAAGAGGTTGTCGCCTACCGCCAGCGCAAGTACCGCAAGGCCGTGCCCGAGGCTCACCGTGGAAGCCTCGACACCCGGATCAAGTGGCTGTGGCACCAGCGGTTCGGCACCGTGCAGACCATCTTCCTCCAGAGCCCCGACATCCTGGACAAGACCGCAGCCACCCTCATCATCCAGGCGATCATGGCCAAGGACCTCGACGCCATCTCCCAGATCTTCCAGCGCATCGAGGGCGGGTCGATCGAGGACGCCGAGCTGCTCGAGAAGACTCAGGTGGAGATGCGGCTCTGATCGCGCCGCCACTTCGCCTGCCACCGCGCGGCCTCCGGCCGGGAGCAGACCTCGCACCGGCAGCCGAATCGCTTGCTCATGTGGTCGTAGGCGACGTCGTCCGGCACGGTCTCCGGCATCGGCCTCAGGGGTTCAGGGTCTTCTCGTAGTACTCGGCCAGCAGCGTCAGCGTCATCGGCCGGTGCCTCTTGATGAGGTAGCCCGGCTTCACGTTGTAGCACTTCGGCACCTTCCTGCCCATGATGTAGGTGGAGTACGACTTCCCGAAGTAAAAGTTGAGGATCTGGTTCAGCTTGCGCAGGTCCGCGTTGGCCGACCCACCGTTGGCCACGAGCTCGGCCATGCTCAACCCGGTCACCCACTCCCAGATCATCACCGCCGATACCCGGTGACGGTGCCGCGGGGAGAGCCGGCGCAGGAACTTCCGGGTCTCCCGCTCCCACTGCACGAGCTCCGCGTTCTCCTTGACCAGGTACTTGTCCTTCGTGAAGGGCATCGCCCCCCGTAGCTCATCAGGCAGTGCCAACTGGTCGACGCGGGTGCTTGTCGCGGCAGCGCGTGCAGTCGACTGCACGCGCTGCCGGTCCCCACCTTCCCCGTGGAACCTCTCCTTCAGAGCCTTTTCAGCAGCGGTCAGATGCGAGTGGTCTTCGGCCTCGAGCATGGCCGCAATCCTAGTCAGCAAAAAAGAGAGAGAGCCCACCGACACGAGGTCGATGGGCTCTCACCTGCAACAACGTTCACGCGGCGTGCGCGACCGGGCCCGAGAGACAGCCGGACATGTAGTGGTCCACCTCGTGCTTGTAGTGGAACCCGCAGTCGGGGCAACTCTTGAACTCCTCCATGCATCACAGAGTGCGACACAATGCAAGAGTTCGCAACCCTGTTCTAGTCAGGTTCAGCGGTACACCCGCTTCCACTGACCGGGCTCCGGCTGCCACACCATCCCGATGTCGAACTCGCCACCGATATAGATGTCGACGGCGACCTTCTTCGCCGGACGCTCGAAGTCGATCCGGCACCGGCGGTACCCGTCGGGCCCGTTGCCCTTACACCGGACGTCGGCGTAGTCCCTCGGAGCCGGAGCCTCGGCCTCACCGGTGGCGGTCAGCCCGACGATTGCACCCATCACGAAGCCGACGGCAAGGTACACCAGGCGCTCCATCACTCCACCCCCCGTTCCGAGAGGATATCCTCGATCACGGCGATCATGTTCTCGAGGGGCTCCGTCTCCGTCACGTAGCCGAACGCCTGCTCCACTCGAGCACGCTCGGCCGGTGTCAGTTTGCGCGCCAGCTTGCGACGCTCCTTGGCCCAGGCCTGGAAGACGTCGTAGAGGATCGCCTCCTGTGCGCCCTCGGGATTGGAGTACTTCGACTCGTCTCCCTCGGGGATCAGGCTGGCGAGCTCGTTCGACCATTCGGCCCATTCGTCCTGGGTCCAGAACTCGCCGGCCATCACTGGTACCTGTCGATGTTGATGACGAGCTTCTCCGCCTCGTCGACCCCGAGCCCCAGCTGGGCGGCACGGTCCAGGATCTTGTCCTCCCAGTTCGGGACCTGGGCGGTCTTGAGCTGCTGGCCGATGGCGAACAGCGTGTTGTTGCGCTTCCCGGCCGGGATCGGCTTGGCCAGGTCGCTGAGCAGTGAGTCGTGCATGAGCAGGATCTCCGTTTCGTCTTCTGAGTCGATGACCGTGGCGATCGCCGCGGCCCTGTGCACGCGCTCCTGCTGCTTGGTCAGCAGGAGATCGCGGAGGTACTCCGGCAGCGGAGCCACCGCTCTGCGGTTCCAGCGCTGGGTGTCGTGGTGGTACACGCACCCGGTGCTGCGGATGTCCACGCCCTGCTCGATGCCGATGCGGTCGTGGATCTGGCCGAATCCCTCGGTGTCATCCCAGGGCTCGGTGAACTCGTAGAACAGGTGGTAGCCGTTGCCGGACTTGCTGGTCTCGGCCAGCGTGGGCGGCAGGGCGCCGAGCTTCTTCGCGTGCTCGAGCCCTCCGTTCTTCCCGTCGATGTCGACGCACACCAGTTGCACGCTGCGCATGATGATGGCGAACGCCCACTTCCCCTTCTTGTAGCCGAACAGCACCGAGCGCGCGTTGAAGTCGTCGCGCAGGTAGCGGGGCATGAACCCCTCGTTGGAGTCCTTCGGCGGGTTCAGCCCCCAGCCCTTGTCGGTGCGACCGTCCGTCCAGGCCCGGACCAGGGCGACACCCTGTGGACCTTCGAGGCCGAGCGACCCGACGGCCAGCGGAGCCTCGTCGTCGTACGTGTCAGTCATCCACCAGGGCTGCGGAATCTTCATCCTCGGTGTCTCCCTTCATTGAGTCGATGAACGCCTGCGCTTCGGGCTTGAAGCCTGTGACGACCCGGACCTTGGCGACCTTGCCGTTGACCCGCGCAGACTTGCGGTCGGTAGTGACGAGCGGCTGCATCTGTGCAGCCACATCGGGTGAAGCCCAGTTGCCGAGGTCGTTCTCCTTGACCCGCCACGACTGGAACCTCTGGATGATGGTGTCGAGGGGTTCGCCCACGATCTCCTCAGCACCCAGCATGCTGCTCTCCTCGAGGTGCTTGAGGAACTGCAGCGCGATGGAGTTGGTGTACATGTGCTCCAGCTGGAGCTCGATCGCCTTGGTGGTCGGAGCCAGCTTCACAGCCAGCTCGTCCTCACGGACGTAGTGGTCGATCAGCAGGGACAGGAACGCACCGAGGTACGTCTTGCTCAGCATGAGCTTCTCGAACCCCCTGTCCAAGGGGTAGACGTTCGGGAAGTGGTAGCGCACCAGGCGCTTCTGCAGGGCCGAGCTCTTGTCCTTCGACTTTGGCTCGTTGTTCAGGCCCTCCACGAACAGGGCGTTGGTCTGCACCACCGTCGGTGTCGAGTCGTACAGCCGGCGGATCGGGTACGGCTCACCCGCCACCAGCGTCTTCTCCGCGCCGGAGTCCTTGAGGTACTCCGCCTGCCCGTCGAAGACGATGTTCGCCAGCTTGCCGTTCAGCTCGGTGACCACCGGCGACTTCTCGGCGATGTCCAACCGGGTGACGTTCGAGACGTTGTGGATCCCGATGACCGACTGCAGCATGCGCAGCAGCAGGCTCTTGCCGTTCCGGCCCTCACCCAGCAGCAGCACGTACCGCACCGCCGACCAGCCAGGCGCGAGCGCCGTGGCCAGGTGGGTGAGCAGGGAGTGTGCGTCCTCCTCGGAGTCCACCCACTCGGCGATGACCTTGAAGACCTCCTCCTTGGCTGCGTCGTCGTGGTTCAGCGACGGCAGCAGGGTGTTCGGCACGAACTTGCCGGTCACCCCAGTCAGCTCCCCCTCCTCGTTCAGCTGCTGCAGACCCTCCGACGTACGCACCAGCAACGTGGTGGCCATGTCGTCAGCCTGCTCGCTGTTCTGCGCCACCATGAACTCGAAGCCCGCGAGCTCGCCGTCACTGGCGAACAGCAGGTCGAACTGGTGGGCAGCGATCCGGCGCAGCTCCTCCCTCGGTAGAGGGCGCCACACCGTACGGTCCTCGTCCGGCATGATGCCGAACTGCGGGGCCTCGTAGTCCTCAGGCAGGTACAGGCCAGACCTGTACCGGACCAGCTGAAAGCTGGACGCCAGCTTGTGCGCTGCTTCCGCCCGGTCTCGGGGCTGCATCAGCTTCAGCACGTGAAGCCTCCTTCTTGGTCTGTTGATGGCGGCGGCCGACCCCCGGCGTTAACGAGGGCCGACCGCCTCTGTTGAGTCACTCCTGATGCTTCTTCAGCACGGCCAGCTTCCGGTCGATCAGCTCGACCTGGCTGGCCGTCTGAGCATCCACCAGCTGCTGGGCCAATGCCTGCATCTGCTCGTCGTATTCGGTCACGTGTCTCCTCTCTCAGGGTCCGGCAAGGTGCCGGCCACCCCTCACCCGAGAGCGATCACACGTTGATGCGGATGACCCTCTTGGCCGAGGCATCCACGTCCGCCCCGCGGGGCATGATGCGACCGATGAGCTGACGACGCAGCGCGTCGTCGTCCGTGTCGTCCAC